GTAGCGGATGCACTGTTCAACGAGTTTCATGGGCTCGACCCCTACTGCGAAAACATCTCAACCGTTTGGTTGATGCATTGGTTTCTTGCAATCGATTACGAGAGCCGAAAACATTGATGTCTCTGATGCACGACAAGCTTGTGCCGTCATCGCCAATAACATTAAGACTCGTCGTCCTGCGGCTCCAAAGAATCTTGCAGAGAGCTTGTTGGCTTGCTGGCCACTTCACCCGGCAATTACCTCGTTGCTGGGGCCCATTTCCCGTCGGAAATTTGGTCAGAATGAGCGTAGCATTTTTGGATTCCTGGCATCACGTGAGCCTCTCGGCTTTGCCGAATTTCTGCAAACGCATCAGGTCTCTGGCAATTCAATGTATCGCCCGTCAAACTATTGGGACTACCTGAGAGCCAACTCGGAGCCTGCTATTCAATGGCGGCGGCCAGAAAGGGCACATTGTCAGAAAACGCTGCGTCACAACCGGCCTCCCAAAGCGGCCCATCCAGAAACATGCACGAGCCTTTGCACAGCTGCAAAACTGGACAGCGGGGGCACTCGGCTCTTTGACTCCAGTGGGTAGAAGTGCGCATCTGTACATTGGCCAAGTCAGTGAGGTGGCCGATCTTGTGCGGCTGACCGTTGGGCGCGATAGCTTTGGCGCTCACGTTTTGGCAGGTGAGCACATTGCCGTGCAGGTCCACGGCCAGATGGCTGGCCTGGTCCATGCCGCACTTTTGGCCCAGGGATGAAGCTGGACGCGCGATCCGGATGGACTGCACGAAATCCATGATGCGCTGCTGCGCAACCGACATGCGAGAAGCAAGGCCCAGCCGCAGTTCTTTGTAGGCCTGAGCCCTGAAGCGCAAATGGTCCTGAGCAGTTTGCAGGGTTGCTGCCAAGCCACCCTCGTCATAGGGGTCAATGAAGGACCCCTCACCGATGCGCACATCCTCGCCAAACAGTTGCTGCAGCCAGACCTGAATCTGTGCGCGGCTCTGATTGCCCGCATGCACCATGGCATTGATGCTGATGCGCCCTTGAGGATGAAGCCGGGCATAGAGCGCCATGATGGAGGCGTGCCGCTCAGGATCACTGAGCGGATCGGGGCCCCTGCTGGACTGGCCTGGTCCGTCATGTGACAAGCCCACAAAAAAACCCATCTGGTCGATCCACTCGATCTTTTGCGCATCGAGCAAGCTGCCATTGGTGATCAAGCTGAACTGGGCATGGGGGTACAGCGCACGCAAACGCTCTGCAAGCGGCTTGAGCGTCTTCCAGTACACCAGCGGCTCCCCGCCCCAGAACTCGATGCGCTCAGGGGATTCGATCAGCGCGTTCGTCAGTTGATTGATAAAAGGCTCAATGTCATCAGGATGGCTGGCATCCGCATGCGGTACAAAGCGCTGATTGCAGTAGTTGCATTCGTAGTTGCAGGACAGACCCAGGCTGATTTTGAGAACACGGACACTCCCCTTGCGACCAGGCTGGTTAACCGAGACTACTGTGGCATCAGGAAACGTTCCCGGATGAACTGGTAGTACGGGCGTACCGTCCTGCCAAGTCAATGTTGACTCATGGTTGTCATAGAGCAGTTGCACATGCCGACCGTCTGGATGCAGCACATGGATTGCAAACGTGGCCATCAAAACCTCATCTCTCTGTGTAATTCGTTGTAGCTGTGACTGACAATCTGAAAGTTCACAACGATGCAAACTCTCGTGCCTTCGCCACGGTAGGGATTTGTTTCATGCCAGACATAGGCTGGGTGCAGGATGGTTTTGCCGGTGTAAGGCGGGATTGAAACCACCTTCTCCCAGTACGGATAATTGACTGCGCCGCGCGGGTCTTGCAGCAGCAGGGCATGCGTGCCGTGCCGGTAAGACTTGCCCAACTCGGGATCGTTATCGTCCGGAATGTCCAGATAGTGGATCAACACGTGATCGACAGACTGGTGATAGTGGGGAAATGTCCGACCACCCGTTGTCTGTACGTTGCCGAAACAGCGCCCCGTAATCGTCAACTCATCGGACTGTTCAATATCGAGCGCGCGGCGCAGGTAGTCCCGATACGCATTGCATGCAATCTGCTCGAAGGCAAGAATGGCGTTTTTCTCGGGATGCCTGTTCGCCTCGGCAAACAGGTTGTAATGGGTCGAAGCATAGAACTGCCTGGACTGCATGAACTTGAAAAACTCAGGCGAATTCTCGGCCAACTTTTCTCGGTCCGCCTCCTTGCGCAGCAAAACGTCAATCAGCTGCTTGCGCATTGCCTCTGGAAGTTCAAGATCAAATTCGGCGATAGGCGTCACCCAGTGATTGGTGATATTCATGTGACCACCTCAAAGGGGATATCCAGCATGCCGTTGAAATTGCGCATGCCGACCTTGACCTTGAACGAGTCGCCAGGCTCAAGGCCGAGCGCACCCACCTTGAAGGTAGCCAAACCATCTGTGGTCTGAACCCGCTTCTTGGGCAAGTAGCCGCCCGTCTCCTCCAGGTACAAAGTCGCATCCTTGCCTTCGTCACTCGAAAGCCCAACGGTCACATCTGCATAGCCGTCTGCCGCGACTGCGCCACCACCATTGATCAACTCCACCTTTGGAAAGGCTGTATCCATGTCCGGGAGGTAGTTGTAGTCATCTGCCTGGACAAACCCGTCAATGTTGGAGCGGTAACCCAGCGACAGGTTGTACTTGAGCGTGATGCTGCATTCTGTGAATGGCGTCTCCACAAAGGGCTGGTAGACAAAAAGGTTGCTCGGCGTACCCAGATTTCTGACCGATCGCATCGGGTGCATCTTGGTCGTGGTTTCAAATGCGATGGCGTTGTAGAAGGGCCTCATGTTTCCTTCGAAATCCACGCCACAGACCCAGACGGCTGCATCGGATTTTTCACCACTGCGGATGGACGGATCATCCAGGTCAAGCAGCGAATACGAAACAGCCCTGAAGTACCTGCCTGCGAGTCTTGAGTCGAGTTCTTCACCTTTGAGCAAGGGTTTCTCTAAACGGACGCATGGCAGACGGTTGTGATAAACACCGCTAGCGGTAGGCGGGAGTTGCCCGGGGATAAATGGACCATTGAATTGAAGTGACCTGACACTTTCAGCCTGGTCTTCTCCCGGATTGCTGGAATTCAAATAGTCACTTTCCCCGATTTCCATGTATGAGGTCAGCGAAAGCACGCGATCGGTCACGACCAGATCAAGGAAGACTTGATAGGACATGCTTGAAACAGCTTTTCTAAACATCTGCCTCTCCTCAACAATTGCAGTTGCAATTGCAGTTGCAATTTGTCTGGTAATTCCGGCGAAGAAATACCTGGTTATTTCCACTCTCGTCAACGAGCAAGGAATAGCCCTGCCATCTGGGGAACGTCGCAGAGCCAGTGATGGTGGCTGAGTAGTTGTATTGCTCATACCCCTGGAATGCGATGCGACTTGCGCTGACGCGTTGCGCAAATCGATCGTGCAACCAGCCATAGTTAGCGGTCCACATGGAGCCGCCGTTGTTCATGTACATGTCCCAGTTGCCGTCGGTCTTCAAAAACCCCATCAGGTTGCTGTTGACATGCAAGTAGCGGGTGCTGCCCTGGTCCGTGTCGTAAAAGTCGATCGTGGGCGAGGTGCCCTGGCCGGTTTGACTGGGCAGCGTGAGCCGACCGCTCATGCTGTCACCGCTGCGGGCGACACGGCCAGACAGATCGATGCTGACCGTAGCGTTACCGTTTGCGTCAGGCCCTCCTCCATTGACCGAGCGGACAAAGGCCGAGGAGTCGTAGCCGTCGAGCCGATCGGAATCCGTCGCCTTGGCACTGATGCCCAGATAGGCTGAATTGTGGTTGTGCGAGGCCGAGGCAAAGGCGCTGGCGTGCTGACCATCTAACAGGTCGGCGTCCAGTCCGGAACCCGCGCCATCCACCGTGAGCAGCTTGGCCAGCACATCCGCTGCGGTGTAGGCTGCTGCGTTGAGCTTGGCCGCGAACTGGGCATCGATCCCACTGGCCAAATCCATGATGAAGCGCCAGTTGTCCGGGTTGGTCCCGATCAACTGATAGAGCTTGAGCTGGTCGGTGCGGTAGCACAGCATGCCCACCTGCTGGTTGGTGGTCGGGAACGTGGTTCCGCTGTTGCAGGAGATCGCTGTCTTGTCGTTGTTCAGGATCTCGATCAGTGAATCCGAGAGCGTGCGCGACGACGGGATGTCGGTGAAGTTTTGCATGGTGAATGGATGGACAAATGACTCATGTACACAGGGCTGTCAGTACCCCTGAGCGATCCAGGTGAAGGTGCCGGTCACGCGGGTGCCAGCGGTGTTTTCCAAAACGGCCGTGAAACCCGTTCGCGTGACTGCACTGGACAGGCGTGGGATAGCGACCACCGTGCCGCCCTTGTGCGTCATGGTCACTTCAGGCGGGACTCTGAAGCTGCGAGAAAACCCAATCACAGCGCCTGCCTGCGCGTCGGTGATCTGCACAGTGCCACGGTCAAAGACATCTGGCACATCCACCGTGACGCGCAGCGCGTCGATGAAGCCCCGGTCGGAGTTTCTGGACTTCAGGATGGCCCGAAACAAGGCCTTCTGGTAGGTGTAGTCACCCTGAATGAAATCCCGAAAGTCCGTGTAGCCCGGCGGATGACCAGCTTCCACAATGTTTGCAAAATCAGCCTCAGTGATCTCGGTGCTGGCCACGATCATGTCGCTGATCACGCCATTGGCGTGTCGGCGGTACTGCTCGGCAAGGGCTAGGGCTTCGTGGGCCGCCAGGCGCATCACCCGGCGTAGGGCATCCGAAACGCCCAGCCCTTCCTGCATTAGCCGCTTGTACGCCACCGTGCGGCCCAGATTTTCCGCAACCGCCAACGCCTGGACCACCTGTTTGACGGATTGACGGCTGAGCTGATCGCTTGTGCTCAATGCCTCTGCGACAGGTTTTTGAAGCTTCCTGAAGGCCTGATCGCTCAGGGCCAATCCTTCGCCTATGCGCAGGATGAAAGCAATCAGATCGTAATAGGTCTCGGCAAAATTCAGGGCTTGGGTGACGCGTTTGCTGAAGCCTTGTTCCAGGCCATCGGTCAAACCTACGCTTTCAGCGAATGCTTTGCTGGCCAGCCGTGTACTGACTGATGCCATCGGCAGGCTCTCGCCATGCTTTTGGAGCACCCGGCGCGCGAGGCCCTCCGTCACGGGTAAGCCTTCTTGTACTGCTTTGGTCACAGAGCGGGCCAGGCTGTCCAGCGTTTGGAGGTTTTCATGCACAGACTTGCGGCCAGCCTTTGTAACGCTTTCGGCCACACCCATGGATTCGACCCAGCGCAGGACATAAGCGATCAGGTCGTAATAGGTGTCGGCAAACCCCAGCGACTCGGCTTTTTGAAGTGCGGTTTGATTTCGCCGGTCTTCTGTAAGGGACACGCCTTCAGCAAGCCGCTTGCCATACCGACGGCCTGTCGCCTCGCCCCAAGCCAGCGTGGCCGCCACGGCGACCAGATAGACAGCGGGGTACGCAGTGAGCCAGGACTTGCCTGCACTGGCGCTTGCCCAAGTGAAACTGGCATTGGCCCAACTGTATCGCGGCCCCTGAGACTCGGTAACGGTGACCGTCTCAGCCATGGCGATCAGCTCATGGTGAAGGTGAACACTGCGGTCAGGCTGTCATCTGCTCCCTTATTCACCACCGGGAACACCACTCTGTCGAGCATGATCCCGCCCGATGCGGCATTGAACACCCCGGCTTCCGTGATCGCCCCTGTGCCGTCACCCGCTGGAAAGTCCGCCGTGAAGCTGAAAGCCTTGGTGCCCACCGTGTGCGCGTATGTGGCGGCGTTTCGGTCGAGCTCGGAGACCAGCGCGGATTGGCTGGCCGCAGCCGCCGTGGTGCCCGTGCCCAGGGCGATGAAGCCCATGACCGAGGGACGGCTGGCTGATTTGCCAATCGCGTCAGCGATGAAATCAAAGCCAACATTCACGATGATGTTGTCTTTGTGAACGGTTTCGATATCGCCACTGGCGCGTCGAACAATGAGGGTCATCGCCCCCTGCAGTTGCATGGTTTCGTCAATCATGTGTTGCCTTGGTAAAAGTCACTGAAAGTGAATGGCTTTAAAAAATGCGCCGCCCTTTTCAAGAGCAGCGCCTGTGTCGCCCACATTGCCTGAGGTGCCTGCTCTGCCTGCTGTGGCTCTGCTCAATCTGCAAAAGCAGACGGTGTGAACGGATCGGATCAGTACAGCTGCAAACTGCTGAACTCACCCACGGGCTCAAGCCCTGCGCTGGCCGCATGGACAGGGCCGCCCATCCTGCAAGCAAACAGGCGGCGCTCGGTTTGGGTCTGGCACAACCCCAGACAGACCCGGTCGGATGCCAGCAGCTCGAACGCCAGCGTGACACGCCTGGACAAGTGGTCTTCCAGAAAGAAGTCTTGGGTCTGGGCGTCATAGCCCAGCAGCAGAGCGCCGCCTGGGCCCGTTGCTTTCCAAATCACGCAGGTCGTGACCTCTTGGGGGATGAACCAGAACGAGGTGTGGAACACCTTAGGCATGTTCGCAGCCCAGGCCACCTGGGTGGTGTCCTTGACCATGAGCCCATCGCCATAGCGGCCATCGCCGTAGCTCACACCCGCCGACTGCGTCGTTTGTGGGTTGCCAATGCCCATCACCGTGCCACTGAGCCGCCAGCCGTACAGCTCACCTGGGTGCAAGACATCCTGGCGCGCCATCTGGAACCGCGCATCCACGTTGGCGATGGCACCGTCATAGGTCCACTGCCGCCTGGCAGCGTCACCGCTCCAGACAAAGTTGGCCTCCTGCCAGGTGGTGCGGTCATCGACCGACGCCCCCAAACTGCTGAGCAAGGTGTTCTGCGCCCGGATGGGCGAGATCAGATCCAGCTCGAACAGGTATTCGGCCACTTGCGCACCGGTGTTCATGCGCAGCACGTTTTTGCCATTGACAGTGACCACCGAGGCGAAGTGCTTGGTGCCGATAAAGCCAGCAGCCTGCTCATCGCGCTCAAGGATCAGGTTGGCGTTTTGCGGCTGAGCCACCACGGTCGAGACGAAGGTGGGCGTGTCGCTGTAGATACCGGGCGAGGCGATTGCCTTGATCCAGAACTTGCGCTCACCATCGAAACCCGAGGGCAGCGTATAGCTGGTGGACTTGACCTCAGCCACAAAGAGCGATGCGTCCCAGGCTGCCCCCTCTCGCAGCTCATAACCCACCACCTCGGGCTCGGGGTTGGGCTGCCAGCGAAACTCCAGCCGGTTGGCTGACTGCACCACATCGAACTGGCGCACCGTGGCGGGGGCCAGCAAGGTCAGCACGAAGGTGGTGACATGCGCGCTGTACTGGCCCGAGGTGTCGTAAGCGCGGATGTGGTACGGGTACTGCCCGGCAGCATCCTGATCGTGGACCATTTGCGTGCCCGAGGTGGAGGCCACCCCTTGGGCGTCGTCCCAGCCGGACCCTACCCTCACCTCGTAGCCCGCCAGATCGGCATCGGGCAGTTCGTCCCAGCTGAGCAACAGATCGGACATGCGGCGCTGGACCGTGAATCCGGTGACATCCGACGGGGGCAGTGTCTTGCCCAGCACCGAGGCGCTGAGTGTGGCAGGCGCACTTTCCTTGCGGGTGATGCCGATGGCCCTGAGGCTGAACTCGTAATCACCCTCCTGTGCATCCCGGATTTCAGCGTAATTGGCACTGACAAGCGGCAAGCTGATGAAGTTGCCACCCCCCACCCGGTAGGAAAGCCGGTAGGCGATGGCTGCTGGCACATCAGCCCAGGACAGCTGCACCAACACCTGCGCCCGGTCTTTGACCCGGTACAGGCTCTCTTGGATGCTCAACCCCGTGGGCACTGCAGGCATGTCCGACAGCACCGTGATGGCGCGCGGCTGCAGTGCGAGGCCCTCTTCGATGGCGGCGTACTTGCCCGGGTTGTGGGCCAGGGCCGTGACTTCGTGCACCCCGAGCTCTCGTTCGGCCACTGACACCACCCGAAACAACTGAGGCTCGATGATGGTCGAAGCTAGCACCCAGATGGCATCGGTTTGTGGAGCTACGCTAAAGGGAATGGTCACCGTGAGCGTTAGTCCGCTGCCTCCATTGAAGTTGGCCCCCACCTGCCGCTCTTGCACAGTGCCATCGGGCAAGATGACCGAGATCTTCCAGGGCAAATCGGCCGGTAAATCCTGATCCAGCGTGACGCTGGTGGTAGTGGCCGCAGCGATGCGACCACCCAGGCGCATGCCACCGCGACCCGGATCGGCCACCTGGATGACATCTCCTGGACGCACCACTGCCCCTTCCAGGCCTGTCCGAAAGGTGATGATTTCCGACTCGGACTGCTCGGAGTACAGCAGCCACTTGCCCACCCGATTGGCCTGCCCCCGCGAGGTGCAGCCCATGGCCACCACATCGGCCTGCACCACGCCATAGCGCGCGATGCCAGCAACGTCCTCGACGTATTCCACCTTTTGCCGATAAAAATCCTCCGGATCGACCCAGCTGACCAAGGCAACCGTGTGGCGGGCCTTGGCAGACGAGCCCTGGTAGGCGAACTCGCCATCGATGACGTTGGCTGCAGTGAACTGGTAGACCGGGTCTTGCGGGGCATCTTGCGTGAACGTGATGGCCCCGCCGGACCAGTAGGCCATGCCCCGAAACACCGAAGCCATGTCCTGCACCACCTTGTAGGCCTGCTCACGGGTTTGCAGGTACAGGTTGCAGGTGAAGCGGGGCTCATACCCGCCCAGACCATCAGGCACCCGCTCGTCGCAGTAACGCCCCACCCGGTACAGCGCCCATTTGTCCACTTGAGACTCAGGGATGTAGTTGCCAAGACCGAAGCGGGTATTGGTCACCAGGTCATAAAAGCACCATGCCGGGTTGTCGCTCCAGGCCACCTTGAAAGTGCCATTCCAGATTCCGCTGTATGACCGGGTTTCAGGGATGTAGTTGGACGGCACGCGAACGCGCAGGAGCTTTAAGTCGTAGCTGCGCCGGGGGATGGCGTTGAACTGAGAGGCATCCACCCGCAGGGCCATCAAGGCGCTGTTGGGGTAGCGCAGCTTGCTCTCGATGACCTCGGTGTACGAGTCCAGAATGGTTTTGTTTTGCAGGCTGCTCTGGGCCGCGTCTTCAGTGAGCCTGCGCAATCGCACATCCCAGGGACCAGTGCCGGGCAGCGGCACGTAATAGCTGCGCTGGTAGCGCGAGGTGGTTTTGCCAGAGACCGTATCGGTGATCACCTGCACAAAACCGGAGCCAGCCGACTGCACATCGATCGCATAGCTGACCGATGTACCATTCAAATCGCCATTGGTGGTGTCCTGCAAGGTCAGTGCGGGCATGCTCACCTTCAGGCGCACAGCGTCGACATCGGGGTCCGTGATGGAGCGAACGACCGGCTGTCCAAACTTGCACTCCACGCCGACCGAAACCTCGTTTTCTACCGAGGCAAAGCCGGGGATGTAGCCCTGCTGCTGAGTGCCCGGACGGCTCTCGAGTGTGACTCCGGAGAAGTTGTAGCTGCCATCGGCATTCTGAATAGGCGTGTCGTCCAGAAAGACCGACTGCAGCCCCTGGACCAGGCCTTCGATTTCTCCTTCGCACACCAGATCGACCACGCGCGCATAGGCTTTGGAGCGCAAGCTGTCGGCCGCTTCTTGCGCGACGCGGGCGCTGCTCCCACCGGACTTGCCACCACCACCGGCACCGATGATCAAAGGCATGGGTTGTGTCAGACGCGTCGTCATACAGAGATCTCGTCGACAGGTATTTCATCAACATCTATGCCCGCGCTGATCACGGCCGAGCCCACGATCATGCGGCCATAACCCACAGGCACGGGATGGCCTTGAGCGGTCGTGTTCACAGCCCCGTTAAAAACATAGCTGGGGCGGTTTTCTGGGCGCTCGGAGGGGTCAGATGCTTTGGCGGTAGGCGCAATCATCTGGGCCACACCACCCAAGATCATGGATGTGCCTACCGAATACAGGGTGGCTTGAGACAAGAATGAGCCAGCGGCCGCCCAGCCCATCGGGTTCCACCACGACACGGCAATCAGCGCCGCCCCCAAAAGGATCTGGCCCAAGCCGTTGCCGCCTGCCCCTGAGACCACAGGCGCGATGGTGATGCGCTGCTGGCCCGTAGGTTCATGCAGGCGCTCGAGCGACAAGGCGTCGCGCGCCACAAGAACCCGGTAGCCCACCCCCCGCACGCCAGAGGACACCAACTCGCGCTCAAACTGCGGAAAATTTGCACACAGGGCGCGCACAGCTTCTGCGGCCGAAGCAACCGCCATCTGATGGCGACGGCCAAAGCGCCTGCCCAGTTCACCGAGAAGAAGGATCGTAGCCATCGCAAGATTCGTGCTGCCAGCTTGAAGAGCGGTAAAGGAAATGATTAAAGATTCGGATGCAGATCTGGATGCCGCAACGCGTGGGTACTGACCTTTTGCCAGTAACCGCCGTACACGTCCCGACTGGAGAGCCTGCCTTGCAAGTGGTGCAGGATCAAACCATCGCCCAGATACACCGCCGCATGGTTGGGAACCGGTGAAGCCACCTGCATCAAGAGCACATCGCCTACTTTCAAATCCGTCAGATCGTTCAGATCCGCGACTGCAAACCCAGCCGATCCAAAGTTGTCCAGATACAGGTTCATGCCGCGCTTCCACCATTCGTCAAAGCGCTCAAAGTTCGGCAGCTCAATGCCGCGCTCCTGGGCGTACCAATCGCGAACCAGGGCGTAGCAGTCGAGCACACCATGTGCCCATTGACGCCCTACCAGGGGTGCGACGTAGCCCTCAGGCTTGATCTGCGCCCACTGACCGGCGGGAAAGGAAACGATGAACCACGGCAAACCCGTGGCCTCGCAAGCCACACGATCGGCCTGGCTGGGCTGCGCAGGCAAATTCGGATGTGAGTGAAACACGCTCACGATCTCACCTTGGTGATGGGCCTGCACATAGTCTTCAGGGTGAATCACGAACTGATCGGTCCCCAGGCCAATGTTGCGGCAGGGGCAGTACACCTGCCTGCCCTTTTGCACAATCACCAAGCCACAGGCTTCCCGGGGATACTCGCGCGCGGCGTGGGCCAATGCCAAAGACTGATTGATTTCATTCATGGATTGATTTCATTCAAGGATTGCCTTGAGCCATCATCGAAACAAGCCAGCGGCAGGAAAGCCCCCGAAGGGCAGCTCAGCGTTCGTCCCAAAACGCCTCTGGCAAGATGCCAGGCGCTTTCCACAGGCGTCCAGCGCTCTGCTGCTCACCAACTCATCGCTGGCGTTGAAATACGCACTGCCCGTGTAACCACACTCGGCCCCCCTATAGGACCAAGGACAGACGTTCTGCACGATCTGACGTCGTGGCAAGCTGACGCCTTCAAGGTCAAATGACGCAGCCAACTCGAACTCCACCACCTCCCGCGTTTCACGCGACTTGCGGTCAACGCTGTACACATCGTCGGCAAATTCGGCCAAGGGGTCAGCCGTCGGGTTCACGCCGCCTTCAAAATTGACCGCATCGAGGTACTTGGCCAGGGTTCGCTTGCGGGTGATCCTGGCACCGACCAGGTCCTGGTAACTCAGCACCAGCGCCGTGATCGAACCCGTGACATTGGCCACACGCAGCCGGGGACGAGGTATCTGCCCGCCACCGTTGAACTCAAAGCCCTCGACCTGGATCGGAAACGCTTCATAGGCGTGGCCTTGCCAGACCACGCGCTGCATCAGGGCGTTGGTGCCTGCGTGAAAGCGCACGGGTCCCTGCCCAAATAGCGACAGATCCAGCACAAAGAGCTCGATCACAGCGCTGGGAGCAAGTTTCTGGATTTCTGCGGTGATCGCTTCACTGGTTTGAATGGGCTCGGTCATGACAAATCAAACACCTGTTTGAACGTGGCCCGCACCGTCTCGACGTTAGGCTCATCGACCGAGCGGCTCCACTCTTCGCAGGTGAACTTGGCCGCAGTGCCTGCAGGAGTGGTCCACTCAAAGGCCTGCACACCCCCGCGAGCGCGCAAGAACGCATCCATCGCAGCCGCGTCCTGTGTGGTTAACCCACGAAACTCCAGTGTCCAGACCTCGGCTTGGGTGTGGATGCCAAAGGCCAGACGCTGCTCATACCCATCCCCAAAAGCCACCCGGCGCACATTGGGCCGCATGGCCAGACTGGCACCCAAGGAAGGGATCCATGTGAAAACAGCCATTTACAAAGCCCTCCTGCTGTCGAGTAAACCACCGGCCCGCTTTTGCGCGAGCAACTCCTGGCGCACCGCATTGGCCACGGCCTGACCCAAATCACGCCCCCCTGCGTTGTCGCCTCGTGTGGATGCACCTGCGTCAGAGACGTTCACGGAAATGTTGAAAACAGTGCCTGACCCCAAGCCGGTACCCGCAGCGCCACCGCTCATGGTCACGGGAATAGTCCGTCCATCAGGCAAGGGCACATAGGCCTCTGGCCGAGAGCCTTCGCCAAACACCGCGAGTTGTGGCGAATTGGCAATTCCGCCACTGGCGTAGCCCCGCAGCGGCACTGACAGTGGCAATGGTCCCTGTGCCGTCATGACCCCGCCATCGGCAAAGCCAAAGAAGCTGCTCATGGCTTTGGCCAGAGGCAAGGTGATGGCGCGCTGGATCTGGATGCGGACCAGGTCCGAGATGATGGAGTTCGCCAAAGACCTGAAGTCCAGCTTGCCCGTCATTACAAAGCCCACCAGCGCATCCGTCATGCCATTGAAGGCGCGAACGGTGGCCGCTTCCATTTGTTTGCCGATTTGCTCGGCTTCCTCGGCCACAGCGCGCAGGCCTTTGGCAAACCCCGCCTCGGGGTCCGAGAGTTCCTTGGCCCGCTGCGTCAACAGCTGTGCGCCGTCTGCCGCCTGACGCGCAGCTTCCTCGATTTTGCGAAGGGCTTCGGCAAGTTTTTCATTGCCGGGGGCTGCGTCTGCCAAGGCACGCGCCTGCTCGGCCAGAGTGGCCAGTTGACTGGCGCTTTCCTGACGGACTTCGCCCAAGCGGCGCAGCGACTCGAGCTCGCTGATGGAGCCCGTCTCGCGCAGGGTTTTGATCTGCTCTTCGCTGGCACGCAACTGCGCCTGACCACGCGAGGCCTGCTCTTGCAGGTCTTTGAGGGATTCGCCTGGCAGTCGGATCTGGCGCTCCAGGTCTGACTGCTGGGCATCGCGCTCAAGCTTTTGGCGCTTGAGGGCGATTTCCGCGAGCTTGTCTTGCAGCTTGAGTTTGTCTTGACTGGTTTTAGCGACCGTCTCCAGGCCACGGCGCAAAACGGCTTCCTCATCCGAGGACAAGGCAGAGAGCTTTTGCGTGAAGTCCTGCTGAGCCGCCAGGCGGGCCTCACTGGCTTCCTTGAAACTCAGGTAGCCCTGGTTTTCATAGAGGTCGATGATGCGCTGGCGGTCCTTGAGGATGCTGGACTCCACATCCACCAGGCCTTGCAGGCGCTTGAGCTCACTGTCGATCCCCGCCATGGCCGTGGCTGTGACGGCTGTGGTGGCGGTGCTGTAGTTCAGCCGCTTGCGGGGATTCGGTGCAGGCGTTTCGGTGCTGCCCACGTCAGTGCCCTTGCGGATGTCATCAAAGCGCTTGGTGACCGCATCGGCCAAGAGCGGCATGTCCCACAGCTCGACGTAGTTCTGATTCGCCTGCTCGACGATCGCGTTGCGTTTGTCCAGCGCCGCTTTGAGGCGTGCACGGTTCTCCTCAGAAAACGGGTTGAGCCCCTCGCCTCCCGCTAAAAATGTCCCTGCCAATTCGATGTCTGCCCACACCGCCTGGAAACTGCCAATCACCGACTTGACGGTCTGACCCACGCCGCGCAGGGCATCAATGACCACGGCGATGGCGTACGCCGTGTTCTGCGCCCAGTTGGTGAGCGAGCCATCGGTGCGCAGGCGCTGGATGCCGCCCACGGCATCGTCAGTACCAAACAGCAGCTGCTTGAGCTCCTGCGCCAGCACGGTGATGGACGGAATGGCGGCCGTGACCAAGGTCTGCGCAACAAAACCCGTCTCGGCTTTCATGCGGGCCAGCGCCTTGGAGGCGTTGTCCGCTTCCTCGATTTGCTGGACTGTGAGGCGGATATTGAGGTCCTGGTTTTCTGCGAGGTCTTTGAGGAAGGGCAGCATGGATGCGCCCGACTTGCCAAAGAGCTCCATGGCCAGGGCCGTCTTGCCTGCGCCATCCTCAAATTCGGACAACTTTAAGGCCACATCGTTCATGACCTCGGCCGGATCACGCAGGTTGCCGCTCGCGTCCTTGGCACGGACACCCAGAAACTGCAGCGCCTTGGTGGCACCAGCTGATTCATCGTCCACACCAGCCAGACCTTTGGAGAGTTTGGCAAGGCTTGCGCCAATGGCGTCCATCGCGGTGCCCGAGATGGTGGCCACTGGCGCAAAGCCCGACAGCGCTGAGGCGCTTGCCCCGGTTTGCTCGGCCAGGCCCTGCAGCGCAGCCGAGGTCTCCAGGGTCTGGGCCACCAAGTCCCGCAAAGCTGCCACCGAGGTGGTGCCAATGACGACAGCAAAAGCGGTACGGGCAACGCTCGCCACTTGCTGCAGCGAAGCTTTCATGTCCGAGGCGTGCTTGTCCAGCAAACGCGCACTGCGCCCGAGATCAGCCTGAAACTCGGCAGTATCGGCAGCAAGTTTGATGACCAGTGAGCCGATGTCAGCCATAGGGGGTTCTTATCTTTTGATCCGGTGCGCGAACATGGCTTTGAAGCGTTCGATGTTCAGCCTTGATGCATCCAGCTCAGAGGCCTTGGGCTGATCTGAGCGGCGCTCTTTGTGGTGCTTATCCACAAAGGGCATGAAGTCCTCGGGTGTGAAGGGCTTGCCCTCTTTGCTGCGGTGGGCGTTGGCCAAGGTGGACGCCACGATGGCCGATCGCAAATCCGCCCGGAAATCCCCAAAGGGCTCGAGCTGATAAAACGCCATCCACTCGGTAAGCTCATCCGAGCCGATGCGAGCCAGTAACTCCCGCACCGGCATGCCCAAAGCCAGCGCCAGGCGAAACACAAAGCGCCGGGCGGGGCTGGCGATCAGGCGTTTTTTGCGGCTTGAGCCTCATCGGTGCCGATGCCGTTCAGGCGCTGGGCCACAGCAAACACCCGGTCGAGTGCCCGGGCACTTTTGCGGCCCAGAGCGTCGATGTCACCATCGTGGAACAAGCGCTCGCCCGACTCATCACACAAGGTGAGCGCAACCAGACGCGCACGGACGTTGTGCATGCGTTGGTCTTTGGACGACGGGACGGATTCCTTTGTGATCAGGCTGGCTTCGAAGGCGTCGCGATCAGTGCCGGTCATGGTGCGCACATGCACCACACCGCCCCACTCGGGAACGCTCACGACTTCACGTGGCAGGTCATCGGCGGCCAGGATGGCCTCTTTGGACAGGAGATTCATGGTTTTAGCTTTCTGTGATGTCACCGTCGATTTCAATGGTCACGCTGGCTTCAACCACCGCGTCCACGCCGCCTTGCACGCTGAACTGCGTGACATAGCCGTAAAAAGTCCAGGTGGCAGCAGCCACATCGGTGAAGGTGATCCGAAACTGGCGACGGATGCGGTTGGCACGGTCGGTGCGCAGGCCCTGGTGCACTGCGTCTTCGGGGTTGTAGTGCAGGCTGAGCGACAGCTGCCCTTCGTCGCGCAGGCCCACGCGTTTTTCTTTGGCCGTGGAGGCCAGATTGGTCACATCGATGACCGAGGCCTGACCCCCGGGGCCCTGAAACGAGACCACGTTGGGGATGGTTTCAAAGGTGGTGGTGCCAAAGCGGGCAATGGCAATGCCCTGTGCGGTGATGGCGGTGCTGCTCATGCACATGCTCCTTGTTTCATGGTGAACTGCCCTGTCGGTAGTAGGTGTAGTCCACGCTCACCCGGTACAGCCGGGCCTGTTCTTCAAATTCACTGAGCCCCATGCGCACATCGGCGACGGTGCTCTTGTCCGCCAGCAGCGCAACCAAGACCTGGTCTTGCAGGTGCAAGGCTTCCTGGTACGTTCTGGCATAGGTGTCGACCTGCACGCGCAGGCGTTGCAAGCCTCGTGACACATTCGGCCCATCGATGCCGAAGATGTGTTCCTGCGCGATGGGCGTGTAAACGATGGCCGGGTACTGGGTGTTCTGTGCAGCGACAAGCGCGTAGACCTCACCCCCGGCCAGATCCTTGATGGCGTCAAAGAAGTCCTGCACGGCTATTTCCTGGAGAGCTTTCTGGCTTCCAGCTCGATGCGCTCGCTCAACCGGTCCCTCATGGCCTGCCCCGCTTCGCGCCGCTTGGCTTCCAGAGCGGGTCTTAAGAATGGCTGGGCACGCATTTTTCGGGTGCCAAACTCCACGAAACGCCAGTACCAGGCATCCTGCGAAAGGTTGCCCTTTTTGCCCTGTCTGCGGTACTTCTTGCCGTGGCGCACGGTCACAAAGAAGGTCTGGCGCGTGGAACTTGAGAGATCTGGGATGTGCTTCATGATCACCGAGCGTTTGAGGGTGCCCGGCGGAGGCTGGTTCGGCCCCAGAGACTGCTGTGCCTTGGGTGCACGAGCACGGGCTTCGTCCCGGACAACCTTGGCCCCTGCGTACACAGAAACGCGCAGGCCGTTTCTGGCCACACGTGCTGGCAATTCACGCAGGGCTTTGCCCAGTTCTGCCAGGCCCTCGATCTTGAAGGTTTCACGTTTAGCCATCGTCAAGCCCTTCCGAAGCCAACAAGATGAGTTTGACCCGGCGCTCGTCCTCGTCCAAAGCCGAATGGATGTTGAACACCCGGGCTTTGTAGAGCACGCGCATCTGGGCCACTTGCTGGGGGTTGTCAAAGAGTCTCTGGTAGCGCACCGTGATCTGGTGGGTGAGTTCTGCCGAGATGCGCCCAGCGATCACCGCTTCACGCCCAGACAGAGGCTGGATATCGGCCCAGACAGTGGCCACATCGAGCCAGGTTCGGCAAGGGCCTCCCAGATGGTCTTTGGTGGTGCTAGGGCGCTGGATTTGGATGCGGCGCGTCAACGCGCCAGCTCCGATCGGGTTCATAGAGGCCTCATATCAGGGGTACCTTGTAGGGGTCGAGCAGGCCATCGACAAAAGGCAAGGGATCGATGCGACCTCGGGCCATCAATGCCACTTCCTCGCGGTGGGCATACAGACTGCCAAGGCGCAGCTTGATCCAGCTTTTGAGGCCTTCCGGTACTTGCTCTGCGCCGCCATACCCGGCATCAAAAACCACCGAGACAGCTCCGATTTGCGGAAGAGAAACAGGCCAGATCTGCCCAAAAACTGGCGTGATACGGGCGGGCTCACAGGCCTTGTCCACCGTGTAATGGGCAGACGGCATGACCTGCGAGACACCCGCCATGTCCAGATAACGGATTTCCTCGACCGATTGCAAGGGTGACTTGTGAATCAGGATGGCATGCCCGGGCAGCGTGAAGGTCTGCCCTGCGGGCACACCCATGAGGCCGCTGCCCGGAAAGCTGTCCAGCACCATGCGCCAGCGGGCCGTGACCAACTGCCGTTGGGTCAGCGTCTCGGCCGCTTGGCGGGCAGCACAGATCAGGGCCTGAATCAGGGCATCGTCCTCGTCACAGTCCACGCGCAGGTGGTGCTTGGCTTCGGCCAGCGAGACCGGCTCAGCCGCTGCCGGGGTGATCAACTGCATGGGCATGCACCGCTCTCCCCTTCAGATCAGACGATCTGAGCCACAGCAGCCTGGTTGGCTGTCTCGGCTGAGGCCAGTCGCGGATTGACACCCAGCAGCTGCGCCGAGGTGTTGGCCGCAGCAATAGCCACTGTGACCACGAGGCGAACGAAGGCAAAGCCGTTGTTCACATCGAGCTCTTCGGGGCGCAGGTTGATGAGTGCCTGACGGTTGGCTCCGTTGCTCGCCTGGGTGAGCTGCGCGATGGCTTTGCCTGTCACGTCCTTGGCACCTGTGCCACTGGCATCTTGAGCCTGCTGCAGCTTGGCGTCCACAGTGGAGCCCGTAGCCAAAGCACCGGTTTGCACCAGCGCCAGCAAGCCATGATGGGTGTTCAACGCAACCCAGCCGGTGTTGGCGGCACCTACTGCCTGATTGCCCGGATCGAGCGTGGCCAGAATGGACAGCTGCTCGCTGCCTTTTGCATTGGGAAACATGTGATTTCTCCTTGATGGTCAGGCGCCAGATCAGCGAGCGCCCAGTTGGACAAAGGGCGACATGGTCGTGCTTCCCTTGGCGGGGGTGATCGGCGCGGCGATCTTGGATTGGCCATCCATGCGGAACGTGGTGCGAAAAGCCGTGAGGTCCGCATCGAAGTACAGGTGCATGGAAGTGGCCGTCTGCATGCCACCCGCCTTGGTGATGGTCTGGTAGTACGAGAGGTCCGCCAGGAGCACATCACCCGCAGCAGAGAAGGTGTTGGCGTGCTGGGAAACGATGACCGGACGGCCGAGCAACGTGCCGTAGGGCGAGACCTGAATGCCACCCGGGTTCATGCCGGTGGGCAGGTAGATCGGGTAGTTGCCCAGGGTCAGCGTGAAGAGCGCCGGGAGCACGTCGTTGTTGACGATCCAGACCGACTTGCCAAACGAGCCGGGTGGCAAGCGCGAGATCATCTTGGCCAGGTTCTGGGCCAAGAGCGTCTGCGTGGCCTGACCCGATTCCTTGGCCACAGTGACGGTTGTGGCAGAGCCCATGCACCCCACTGGCAGGCCAGTGCCCGAACCGAACAGGATCGACTCGTTGGTCTTCCAGCGAATGGAGGTGGCGATCTTGTCGGGCAAGTAGGTCGACAGGGCATTGGTGTCGTCCAGCAACTCGTCGGTCACCGGTACCAGGGCCATGAGCTTTTTGAGGCGCAGGGTCGACAGGCCCAACACCGGCTTGGCTCCATTGGCAGAAGCCGCCTCACCCTGCCAGTAGGCACGGATGCCGTTGGTGCCCCAGGGCGTGGTCTCGTCCTTGGGGAAGGCCATGGTGTTGCCCGTAATCTCCACGTTGTCGGTCATGGGCAGCAGGGAGTCCTCACCCAGAGACAACTGAAAGATTTCCTGGGCAAACTGAGGCGGCACCAGAAAGCCGCCGTCCTGGGCCGAGCCTTCGCTGCCAAAGGAGGCAGGCGCCACTGCGTTTCGGCCCGAGCCGATCAGCAGGCGCTCATCGATGGAAGCGCCAGGGTTTTGCGCCTGGCGCACGGTCTTGAGGAAGTCGCCCACACTCTTGAAGCCGTGCTTGGGGTCAGCGGCGGCGTTATCCACCACCGTGATCACGGAGGCCGTGGTCAGTTGAGAGGGGTGGTTCATCTGCGCCTCTTCGGCAATCAGCGCAGCTTCACGATCAATGGCGGCTGAAGTTGCTTCGATCTTGGCCTTGAGGGCTTCGAAAGCTGCGACCTCTTCGTCGTTCATGTCGCGCTGCTCGGCGGCAGCGATGTCGGTCAGGGCGCGTGCGTCCTTGACCAGGGTGGTTTTGCGAGACTGAAGCTCGCGCAATTGCTTGCTCATTGGTTTATCTCCAGAAATGAAAAAGCCGCCTGGTCGAAATGACTCAAGGCGGCGACAGGGATCACGACCAACGGGTCGCAGGGGGGGGCAGCACTCAACGGAGGGCTGCAAGGAAAAGGGGTGAAATCAGACCAGCGTCAAACCAGTGCGAGAGCGTCTCGCGCCTGTTTCAGACGGGATTGGCTTTTCTGAGGCTGGCTGCGAACGGCGTTGCCTGTGACCTTGGCCTGCATGCGGGCCAGAACATCGTCGAAGGACGCGATGCCATCGACCATGCGTTGCGCCAGGGCTGCATCAGCGCCCAGCACCCGGCCTTCGCCCATGCCGTTTCGGACGTCATCGACAGTGACACCCCGACCCACGGCCACAGCCTGGATGAAGGCGTTGTAGTAGTCGTCCACACGGGACTGCATGAAGGCCTGAGCCTCCGGGTCCAGAGGCACATAGGGGTTGCCCTCGACCTTGAACTTGCCCGCCGAGACCAGGGTGGTTTTGACGCCCTCCTCTTCCAGCGCTTTCGAATAGTCAAAGTGCGCCTGCCACACGCCAATGGAGCCCACCTCACCTCCTGGGGTGACGTAGAACTCACTTGCAGAGCAGCCAATCCAGTAAGCCGCCGAGGCAGCCAGGCTGTTGGCCACGGCCACCACGGGTTTCTGGGCCCGGGCCTTGACGATCTCCGAGGCCAGTTCGGCCACGCCATAAACGCTGCCGCCGGGGCTGTCGATGTCGATCAGGATCTGGCCCACCGTGTCGTCGGCCAGGACCTGGCGCAAGGCCGAGGTGAATTGCTGGGTGCTGGTGCTGCCGGGGCCGGAGATGTCATCGACCATGTTGCCCCGCTGGGTGACCACGCCGTACAGGGGCAACACGGCAATGCCAGAGCCCGCATTGGCCGCAGCCATCTGTTTACGGGTATCGCGCAGCACCCGCTCCGACTGGATCTGGAACATGGTCTCATCAGTTGGCGGCTCGCCCGCCGACCAGCGGGTCAAGACCCCGGCCATGGCCTGCAGGCGCTCGGGCATCAGGGCCCACGGGGTGGTCAAAAATTCGGAGAGCAGAAGTTGTCTGTTCATTTGTCTATTCCTGTGTGAATGCCCAATTGAATGAGGGACCGGGACAGCGCCGGTTCATCCTCGAGTGATGGAGCCCCCTGCGCCCAGTCCTCTACTACCGATGGAGGCAGGCTGAAGGTCTGGGCGATCAGGTTGATTTCGTTGGAGCCCAAAGCGCCTTTTTTGCAGATGCGACGGGCCAGTCGCTGGGCGTTGGACTCAACCAGATTTCGCAGGCGTAAGCTCAACTGCTGGTCTGGTTCAGTACTGACATCTGTGTCGGAATCCTGAGATTCGATTTCCGCGCCCTCTGCGTCATCCTCTTCGACCATGTTCAGCGGCCGCAGCGGTTGATCGAGCCCTGCGATCGGGTTGAGGTTTTCCGAAATGCGGGCCTCGTTGCGGGTGAGCCAGCCGTTCTGGATGCCGCTTTGGTAGTAAGCAGAGCGGCTAGCCGCATCCCCTCGCATCAGATTGGCAAAGTCAAACTCAATCTCCAAGGCGTCACCATCGGGGAGCAGATCCGCTTCGATGGATGCCTCCCAGCGCTCTGCCCAGGGCGTCATGGTGTGCATGACGAATTCCAGGCTTTGCTGCTCGATGTTCGAGAAAGTCGCCCTGTCTAAATCAGCAATCATGTGCGGTGGCACACGGAACAGGCGGGCGATATCTGTTATTTGGAACTTGCGCAGCTCCAGGAACTGGGCGTCCTTGTTCGTGACGCCCACCTCGTGAAACTTCATGCCGTTCTCAAGCACCAGGACCTTGCCACGGTTCGAGCCAGACTGCGCCGCTTGGTAGGACTCCCGAAACATCCGCTTGGACTCCTGGTCCTTGAAGGTGCCCGGGAACTCGATCCAGCCACCCGTGGGTTTGGCATCGTTGGAGAAGAAGCGAGCCCCGTAGTCCTGCGCGGCCAGGGCCATGCCCAGGCTTTCACGCGAGAGCTCAATGGGGCTCAGACCAATCAGCCCATCCGAAGACAGGCCCCTCAGATGCCAGACTTCTCCACGAGGCAGAACGATCTCAGAGCCCGCCTGATCCCGGATGCGATAGCGGTAGTCGCCCGAGGACAACAGCTCCATCCGCACCCGGTCAGGGTGAATCGGGATCAGCTCGGTGATCTCTCCCCGGCTGTTGGCCAGAATCTGACAGAAAGCGTTACCCCTCAGAGCAAGATGACCCTGAAGCATTTCGCGCCACTCGAACGGGTTCTGGTACCGGTTGGGCTTCTTGCCCAGCACCCGGTAGAGCCAGTGGTCCGTCACCCGATCCTTGCCGCCGTCCTTGCGGGGCCGGTAGACCACCAAGGGGAGTGACGCCATGGTCTCCGAGAGAATGCGCACGCAGGCGTAGACCGCAGCCAAGCGCATGGCCGAATCGGCCGAGACACGCATGCCCGAGATGCTTCGCGCCGAGACCGGTTCGAAATAGAAATCCCCCCAGGGTGAGCGATCACTTTGGGCTCCAATCCTCGAAGCTCTGAAGCGGTCAAAGAAGTTAAATATTCCCATGACGTCAGAGCACCATCAACTCGTAGTCGGATCCCAGCACCACCGATTCACCCGGTTTGATCGCCCGAGAGAGGGCCATGATCAGTGCAACGATACCGTCTATCTTGTTTTCTGGTCTTTCCTTCCTTGGATAGATGTTGTCTTTGACGTCCGTGTGGGCGACCACGTTGCTGGCCATCCAGGCCAGGACCGGGTCACCGTCATGAACGAGCTTCTTTTGCAGGACCAGGGCCTCGAGCGTCTTCATCGGCTCGCTGAAGTTCAGCACCGTGGGGCGCACTTCAATCATGGGCAAGCCCTCGGACAACATCCGCGTGGACAGCTGCGTGGCCTGGAACGGGTCAAAGGCCACGGCTTGCACAGAAAACCGCGACGAGATGTCCAGCAAATCAGCTTCGATCCAGCTGAAATCGATCACGTTGCCTGGCGTCACCGAGAGGCGTCCTGTATGGGCCCAGCCCTCGTATTGGCTGTTGCCCGCTGCCTGGACCGTGTCCTCAGGCAGGTAGTACTTGCCAAACACCGCGTATGCGTCTGGTACGTCAGGGTGCTCGAACACCATGACGAGCGCGGCAATGTCCGTCTTGCTGGCCAGATCCAGACCAAGCCAGCAGGGCTGACCCAGGAACTGATCGAGCTCAAGATCTGGGTTGGCACTGGCATCCCAGGACCGCATGTCCATCCAGGCCGTGTCCGCACTCACCCATTCGTTGAGGTGCTTGGTCTTGAAGTTGTTGACCGCGCTGGGCAACTGCATGGCCTTGGCCTGCAAGGGAACCAGGATCTCCTCGCGCACCGAAATGCCCCAGTTGGGGTTGGCTTTGATGAGCGAGTCCTTGGCGGCCCAGTCATCACCTTCATCGAGCCCGTAGATGATTCCGAACTGAGAGTCGTCTTCGAACACCCGGTTGAGCAGCTTGGTGACAAAGCTTCGAACCTCGTAGCAGATGCCCGATCGGTTGCTACCTGCCGTGGTGATCACCCACAGCAGTGAGTTGTCCCGCTTGCCGGTACCAGTCTCCACCACGTCATAGACCGTTCGGGTCTTGTGGGCGTGCAACTCGTCGATGCAGCCAAAGTGGATGTTCAAGCCGTCGAGCGTGGAGCCCTCTGCCGAGAGCGCCTCGAACTTGGAGCCGGTTTGCAAGACATGCATGTTGTGCGCCCCGACGTTCACGGCAAAACGGTTCCGAAATCCCGGGCTCAGGCGCGCCATGGTCTGGGCATCGCCAAAGACGATCCGGGCCTGATCGCGGGTGGTGGCCAGCGAATACACCTCAGCACCGCCCTCGCGGTCGGCTGCCAGCATGTACAGGCCAACTGCCGAGGACAGGGTGGACTTGGCGTTGCCCCGAGGCACCTCGATGTAGGAGCGCCTGAAGCGGCGCTTACCGTCTGATTTGACCCACCCAAAGACCGTGGACAGGATGAACACCTGCCAGGGCTCCAGAACGATCATCTTGCTGGCCAGTGGGCCTTTGACGTGGGGCAGTCGCTCAATGAAGGCACACAGGTTGTCCGCTGGCCTGTAGGGCCTGCCGTAGCGGTCAAGGAGTTCCGGGTTGAACTGGTAGAGGCTGCTCTTGCGTTTGAAGCGGATCAGGTCATCGAGCTGGCGTTTGCAGGCTTTCTGGACCCACTCGCAGGTCAGGATCTCATGGGAGACAACGCGCTCAGCATATTGTTTGGCGCTTGCGGCGTATGTGCTCATCCTGTATCCCTTTGGGTCAACCCACGATGTCCTCCCAGAGATCGAGCTCCTCGCCCGGGCGTTCGTTTGGAATGGAGATGCGCGAGCGAGATGCCGGGGTGAATCCCATCTCGATCGCAGCTTTGGTCATGATCTGGGCCTGCTTGTTAGCAATCGCCAGGTAAGGCGACTGCATGGGCACACCGCTGTGGGGCGCCTTGACCAGGAGCCCGGTCTTGCCGATGCCCGCCTGGGCCTGCCGGTAGAGATCTGCCGCACAAGCCCAGATCTCCAGCACAGACATGTCCAGCTTGCGGATCAGCGTGGGCGGGGCACATTCAAGCGCATAGCGCCAGGCGGCCTTGGCACCCTCTGGCATGTAGTCCGGAGGCTCAACCAGTAAGCCCTCTGGGATGGGCTCGTGGTAGTTGGTCCGGCATGGCTGCAAGGTCCCTTTGATCTGCTTGACTTGAGTCGGCAGTGGCTTGCGTCCACCCATAAATCACCCGCTTGGTTTGATGTTCATCTGATGCACTGCCTTTGCTGCAGGCTTTGGGGGATACCCCCCTTGTTCAATTTGCACGCACAAAAATTTGCGCAGGCCAACGCATCTTGGGCGGCCGTCTGTAGAGATTCATCCCCCCTACCCCCTCAGGACGGGGTCACTGGCGCGAGGACGCGGTCTCTGAGGCGGTCTTCGCGTTGTGACATGGCACGCACAGGCTCTGCAGGTTCGCTCGCTCAAAGCGCTCACCGCCTTCTTTGACTGGAACGATGTGGTCAACGACCTTGGCCGGTTGCAACAACCCCTTGGCCTGGCACCTGCAGCAAAGCGGGTTATCCCGTAACACCGCTGCACGGGTGTTGCGCCACCTGGCCGATTGATAAAAGTCAAGCTCCGTATCAAACCCTCTGCGCGCGCGGCCGTATTCACGGTGCACTTTCGACTGGTGATTGGCGCAGTACCCAGGCACGTTGAGCACCTTTGCGCAACCTGGGTAACGGCATGGAGTGGGCGCACTTCTCGGCATCTCAATCGTCTTTCAAGGAATAAGCGACAGCTTTAAAAATTGACTTGGCTTCACCTTGAATCAGAGCGTCAATGCTCCACATCCAATCAACACAAGGAGAAGCCAATGAAATCAAGTCAGACCATCGATCAACTGTTCAATCGCATTGCGAACGAACACCTGTACATCGAAACCCTGGAGACCCAGCACAGAGACCGGCTGGACTTTCACGAAGTGGCGGTGTGGGGCATCAAGTGCGCGCTGGCCGCTGCTTACGCAGAAGGGCTCGCAGAAGGAAAAAAAGCAAAAGCATCACGGAGCCAAACATGCAACTGACGAACACCCAACGCACGCTGCTCGAAGCAGCCGCCAAGCATCCACAAAAGAAACTGACCGTCTTTCCAGACAACCTCAAGGGCGGTGCCCGCATCAAGGTCCTGACCGCATTGCTCAACGCACAGCTGATCGAAGCAAACCTTGAGGAAGCCGGTGTGTTTGTTGCCACGACTGCTGGCCTGCAAGCGATCGGCGTCACCACACCATCCACGACACCGACGCCAGTGCAAGCCCCACGCGCCACGCGAGGCGGCACCAAGCAGGCCGTTCTGATTGAGCTGCTCAAAAGACCTGAAGGGGCAACGTTGCTTCAAATGACTGAGGCCACTGGATGGCTGGTCCACACCGTCAGGGGTGCTATGGCAGGCGCACTCAAGAAGAAGCTGGGCCTGGAGATCACTTCAGAAAAGCAACCCGGCACAGACCGCATTTACCGAATCACCAACCCAGTTGCCTGAAGCTCACATGAAAACCATGACCATCACGATTGAACGCAAGCCCCTGACCATCCAATTTGATGGTCGCGAGATGCAAGTCGAAGAGCTCGGCATCCGTCTGCCCTTTGGCCGTAAGCCCACCACCATGAGCGAGATCGCTGGCAGCGAAGACTGCACCGTCTACATCACCGAGACCCGCGAGATGGAGCCAGCAGATTTCGACCGCTTTGCAATGAACCTGCTCCAGTCTCGCGACTGGCTGAGTGGCAAGGGCGGCTATTACGGAGATGGCCGCTTGTGCGTCGAAGTTCATGCACCCGGTCGCCCTTACCTCTTCATCGATCCCTCTGGGTCGAACTACGGTCGCTATTGCGCACGTCTGGGCTGATCAGTCTCAGATCAGCGACAGATCAAAAAAATTTGATGAATCGCTTTACTTCATCCCCAAGTAGAGCGTTCATACAGACATCGCAACAAGGAGCATACAGATGAACCCCATCGATCAAGCCAAACGAACCACGCAGCATCTCCGCCAGATGTCAAAGGCAGAGGTTTTTATGAGGTGGACACGCACCTGCCTGGGACGCATCCACTGCGCCCAGATCAAAGAGCAGCGCAAGTCCTGGATGGTCTATGACATCGTGCGCAGCCAGTACGGAACATCCATTGCAGATCAGGTCGCTTGAAAGGCGCTCACATGATGCTCAGCACACAAAACGAAGCCTGGGGATTTTGGGGAACGATGGGTGGCCACGCCAGTGTGGCCTGGCCAATCGCCATGCAACAGATCGCCGAGGTCACAGGCGAGCCACTGGAATCTGTCCGAGCCTTTCTGGACAGCAAGCAAGGCAGGCATTTCGCAGACTCGGTCCAGGACGGATTGGCCTCAGGCCTTGCGATGGACGCCGCTGTTGCCCAAGCCATCACCAAATGGATGGACTGGAAAATTGGCCGCATCACCGCACGCGAAACAGGCATCCCCAAGGGGATGCCTTACCTGACCGGATTTGTGATTCACTGTGGCCTGGATGAGGTCTGTTACTGAACCGCAGGCTCACTGCTTTTGGTTGATCCTGCGCTGGCAAATGACACGCCATCATCCTCACGCACCGCCTGCTGCCCGGTGTAGTCTTCCCAGCGCTTGATGATCACATCCACGAACTTGGGATCGAGTTCAATGAGACGGGCCTGACGCCCGGTCTTCTCGCTGGCAATCAGGGTGGTACCGGAGCCACCGAACAAGTCCAGCACGATGTCCCGGCTCTTCGATGAATTCTTGATGGCCCGCTCGACCAACTCGACCGGTTTCATGGTTGGGTGCAAGTCGTTGACCCGGGGCTTGTTGTAGTTCCAAATGTCCGACTGGTCGCGGTCCCCGCACCAGAAGTGGTCCGAGCCCTGTTTCCAGCCATACAAGATGGGTTCGTACTGGCGCTGGTAATCCGCGCGTCCGAGTGTGAAGGTGTTCTTGGACCAGATGATGAACGTGGACCACTTGCCGCCAGCCTTAATCCAGGCTTTTTGCAAGGTGTGCAGCTCAGATGAGCTCATGCACACGTAGCAGGCGCCCTTTGTGACCACAAGCAGGTTCAGACAGGCGTCATAGAGAAACTGAAAGAACCCCTCACCCAGATCGTCATTCATGATGCGCCGGTCTTTGCCACGCATCTTGTCCTTGGCGCTGTTACCGTAGTCCACGTTGTAGGGTGGATCGGTGAAGGCCATGTCGGCCAGTTGACCACCCATGAGGCGCTCCACATCCGACAAGACGGTGGAGTCACCACAAAGGAGGCGGTGGTTGCCGAGAATCCACAAGTCCCCAGGTCTGGATACCGGGTCTACTGGTGCTTCTGGGATTGCGTCATCTTCAGTCAAACCACCGCCTGATTCGTCTCCATTCAGAAGCTCTTCGAGCTCCTTGTCGGTAAAGCCCATCAAGTCAAGATCAAAGTTGGCCGCTTTGAGTTCAGCCAACTCGAGTTTCAGGAGCTCATCGTCCCAGCCCGCGTTCTCGGCCAGGCGGTTATCGGCGAGGATGTAGGCCTTCTTCTGCTCGGGCGTGAGGTGCCCCAGTTCAATGACCGGTACCTCCTTGAGGCCCAGCTTGCGTGCTGCCATCAAGCGGCCGTGCCCCGCGATCAAGCCCTTGGCACCGTCTGTGAGGATCGGGTTGGTCCAGCCGAACTCGGTGATGGAGGCCGCAATCTGGGCTACCTGGGCATCGCTGTGGGTTCGGGCGTTGCGTGCATACGGGACGAGCGCGTCCACTGGGACCATGCGGATCTCAGGATGATTCATGGGGGTAACCGGTAAAATTGGCCGCAAAACGAGAATGTCTTGCAGTGCAAATCAAAGTAGTTCGCGGGGTTCTGGCCCGCAAAAGCCCGACTGAGGCCACAGCATCCGGAGCAGGGTTTACGCCGGTGGTTGCTGGGACCTACGAAGTGGGATCAGAAGTCAATAGCCGTCTGGAGGTTCTCCGCGAGGGAAAACCGACTGTGTACCTACCGCTGGAGAAGCTGGTGGAGTACGAGGCCACAGGGGAAATCGAAGTTCATCGTCAGTAGACGTTCATGTCATCGACTGTCTGTGACTGTCTTTGCACTCGTTTGTCCACCGTAGATGAAAATGTAGCTGCAAATCGCCCAAATGTTGCAGCGTGTTTTGGCCTCAAAATCCGCGCATTCCCTTTTGAATTTGAATTGCGCCGCGCATGCACGCCAAAACACGCTAATTTCCTCTCTGGTTCGAATCCTCACTTTTTAGGTTGCGCGGCCTGCCTGTTGAGCAAGTCAGCCACCACCTGCATGTCCCGCTTCCAGCGTCTCCACGCCGTGGTTCGGTCACAGGCAAATCGTTTGCTGATCTCCACCCAGTCAAATCGCTTGGCCCGCATCCACACCAGGTGACGTTCGTCGAGTTCAAGCAACTGCACCCAACGCATGACTTCAAGCATCCGCTCCACATCCTGTGGAGACGGAGGCGCCATGCGGTACACCCGATGCGGATCCGGGTAGGCATCGCTTGGCAAGATCACGATGGGCCAGGTGCTGGCGTAACCTTGAACCGCCACTCGTGGCAGGCGCCTGGCGGTTCTAGCAGCATCGACAAAGCGCTCAGCCACCGTTTCAACTGTCCAGACTTCAACCATGGCCACCTCCCTTTGACTGACCATGGCCCTGGCCGTAGAGCCGCTCGCCAATGCTGCGAATAAGTTGGCGCTCAAGAAAGTTCAGGCGCTCGTCATCGTCTGAGATGACCAGAATGTGCTGGTCGCGCCACCCCTGGCGCTTGGTGGCTTCGACGTCCATGGGGGTGGCCTGCATCCGCCCAAGGGGCGATGGATAACGTGCTGGAGGGATCTTCATACCTGCCCTCCAAACGAAATATTCCGGTGCGCCGCTGGGGAGTCAAAACCGGCCTCCATGGACATGGTGGCCGGTTTTGACAATGAGACTGACGTTATTGACGGTACATAACATCCCCTCTCTTTATGCGCGTCTACGCGCCCGCGTAAAGAACCAATGTAATGACTCGTCAGTTGTGTCAAAGAGCCAATATCTGAAATCTTTTTCATTGGATTTCCCTCTCAATCATCGTTATATGGATAGGACCGGGCAGGCAAGGAAGTGGGCTGCTTGAGGTCGATCCCCTGGTAGCCACGCACACCCATGGAGTTGCGCCACTTCTCGAACCGTCTGGCCAGCAAGGCGTCCGAGAACCGGCGCTGCGTGCCTATGTACTCACCACTGAGTTCGGCCCACTGCTTCCAGTCGTTGAAGAGCGTGGCCGTCAGTGCCTTATGGTTGATGCCCAGGTTGCAGCGCTCGCTCATCCACCGACCCATGGCGTCCTCGGCCTCGAAGTACTCCTCGGTCGCACTCACCACAGACTTGGGTTGGACCAGGCCCTGGCTTTGCCAAAGCAAGCAGCCCTGCACCGCCCAGGCCATGATTCCGTCGCGCTCGGCAAGCAGCTTCTCTGTCAGGAGCGGATCACGCTTTTCTGGAGGGACCGTGATCGTGAACGGGATAAGGTGCATGCGGCGGCGCATGGCCTCATCGATGTTGCGGATCGCAGGCTTGTGATTACCCGCGATGAGCAGCTTGAACTGCGGCCTGTAGGTGAAGAAATCCTGGTGCATCAGGCGCGCCGTGATGTCGTCACCCCCCGTGATCGCCTTGATCTTGGATTCGTTCCAGCGCCTTCCCTGCTCCGTCTCGGTTGCCGAGACAAAGCGGGCACCACGCAGTCCAGCCAGGTCGGTGGGGTGTCGGTCAGAGCGCGACTCCATGAAGGTGTCCATGGGAGCGTTGGCGGCATAGTCGCCAAGCACCGTGGAGATCACGTTCACGAAGACCGACTTGCCATTGGCTCCCGTGCCGTACAGGAAGAATAGCGCATGGGTGCTGATATCACCCGTCAGGCAATACCCCACAACGCGCTGCAGGTAGTCTTGCAACTCCTCATCACCGCCCGTGACATTCACCAGGAAATTGCGCCAGACCGGGCAATCGCCTTGCGGCGTGGCTGTGGTCACCTTGGTCATGCGTCGGTCGCGGTCATGGGGACCACGGGCACCGGTGCGCAGGTCCACAATGCCGCCGGGCGTGTTCAGGAGCCAGATACTGGAGTCCCATTCCTCGACCGTGGCACTGTGGCGCGGCTCTGAACGCACGATTCGCTCGATGGCCGAGATCGTTCCAGAGCTGGCCAAGCGTCCTTTGAGTTTTTCGCGATCCGCTTGCATCGCTGCTGCACGGCAGATCAAGCGACACAGATGCATCACATACAAGGCTTTGTCGATGTTCCAGCGCACCCCGTTCCACACGAGCCACTTGCTCCATGGGGCGCAGTAGCGCCAGTCCTCGGCGAACTGCTGAGAAAAGGCCATGGCCAGCCCGTCCTCGTTCGTGTAGTCGATGCCATCGTCAAGCTCTAGCGGCGCATGCGCATCGATCTGATGCACCACCGGCACCCTCTCGCCCACAGCCAGAAATCCAGCAATGTCAAAACCATCCGTGAGGGCGTCGGCCACATCCCAGCCATCGGGCTTCTCTGCTGGGGGCTGCAAAATGACGCACGACTTGGCCCCCGCCTGCATGATGGCCTGGGAGGCATGGTCTGCGTATTGCCAGCCGGGCTTATCCCGATCTGGCCAGATCAGGACGTGCTTCCCAGACAAGGGGGACCAGTCGGTTTTTTCGACGGGAGCGTTGGCACCATGCATGGCCGTGGTGGCGCACACACCCAGATCAATCAATGCCTGGGCGCATTTCTCACCCTCCACCATCACAACTTGCTCAGCCTTGAGCATGCCCGGCTGGTTGTACAGAGGACGCGGCTCGGGAGGTGCCATCTTGCGGCGGCGCACATCCCAGGGCCTGAACTCCTTACGACCGGGTTCGGGGTCGTAACGGTAAACCACGGCAATGAGTTTTCCGCTGGCGTCCTGGTAATCCCACTTGGCAGTTGAAGGGCCGAGCTCATCCACAGCAGGTGCCTTGGCTTTACTGGCTGTCACGCTGCTTGCGGGCATGGCTGAGGCACGGCCAAGCCAGCCCTTGGCACGCTCGAGCACTTGCGGAAATTGGGCCAGCACATCGAGACTGTAGTAACGGGCGACAAGGTCGAGGATGTCACCGCCTTCACCCGTGGCGCGGTCGGTCCACAAGCCAGCTTTAGGGCCCGAAAGTAGGAGTTCCAAGCTGTCGCCGGGGCCGCCCATCACATCGCCAACCAGGTACTTGTTCTGGCGACGTTTGCCCAAAGGCCAGATATCCAGCACCAGCAGGCCTAGGTGTTCGTTGAGGGCTGAGCGGATTTCATCTTTCTCGCGGGCAATGTCGGTACCGCCCTCAGCTGCCTTGCGCGTGTGGCCGCCGGGGACATCGTTGAAATCAAGCATGCGCACCTCCCGCTGGAGATGCATCTGGGTGCTTGACCTGCTCGGCTGCGTACCTCACTTGCCATTTGTGAAGTTCCCGGATCCGATAGCGCACCATGCGATTGATTGAGTAGTACGGGATTCCCAACTCAGCGCGCTTGCGGGCGTCTATGAAGTAGTACAGCGGCAAATTCAGCGCAGCAGAAGCCTGCTCGGCCGTGACGAGAAAGTCCTCCGCGAAGTCAGCGGCCATATGTGCTGGCTGCCTCGTTGGAGAAATCATTGGTTTGGTTTTTGTCATGGAAACAGTCGTCCCTGCAGACGGCTTTCGCCGTCTGCATCAGTTGGTTTTTGAAAATTGGAAGGACGCTCAGCTCAATAGGTTGGCTGGGCATCCAGTTGCATGCGAACGATTGGGTATTTGCTGCGTTCGTGCTCTTGGACCATGGCCTCGACATAGGTCGTGACCACGGCGTTGATCAGTTGCAGGGCTTCTTGCTGTGTGTAGCTCGAAAGCGGTCGATCAATTCCGATCGCGCTGGCGGCTTCGCCTAAAGGTTTGAGGCACTGCTGCATGGCGGCGACTTCTGCTTCAGTGGGATCGATCACACCAACCCCTTTCTGCAACGAACCCTCGCGCTCCAGGGACCGAACACCGGCCGCATACAGCCGGTGAAAACAGTCTTGGCAACGCCTTGAGCAGAAGATCCAGTCGATGGGATATCGATTGGGATGTCCCACCTTGAAACGAAGATCCACATGCCCAAAACCTCTGGCTTGACGGAAACATACCCAGCACTTCATGTAGCACGGCCATCACTGCGCCCATGCGGGCCGACCCTGCCCGTTACCTGGACGGGGGGTGTAGTTGGCCCCCGGCTGTGGGGCTTGCGGCGTTGCTGTGGGTACGGCAATCGCCGGGGCTCCACCAGATCCGTGGCCACCACCCATACCCCCATCACGTTGCTGCTTGGCCTGCATCAGGTCTGCGTAATCCTTGTGGTCGGGCTCAATCACCAACCGGATGATGTTGCGGTACTCGCCTTGACCATCTTTTTCAATACCTATGCGAGCGGCAAATTCAGCTCCATCGAGGTCACCAAAGCTGCGAATCTGGCGAGCGCGTTGTGCCTCGGGTGAGTTGTCATCGGGGTGAATGTTGCGCGAGCTGTTTAGCACCGCCTTGATGAAGCTACGCCCCATCTGCGCCCAGGTTGGCCCCTTGTTGGAGTGCAGGCCTACATTGCTCCAGATCTTGCGCTTGGCAAATGGTCCCGTGAGCAGCACGAATTCGCAGGACAGGAACACTGCCCCCGTTTCATCCGATGCCGTGGCGTAGCCACCCGTCCAGCCCTTGCTGGCGTCGTCATGGCCGCCGGGTTTGATGGCCATACGCACCAGGGCCTGGGTGCCTTTTGGGATCAAGTTGAACTCGCCTTGCTGGGCATCAGCGTCATTGAAATCAGACCATGCGGCCTGG